TAAATTTCAGCGTTCTGTTCCAACAACCACTCTTGACGGGTTGTTTATGAAACATTTCCAATATAAGAGACAGGTTCGCTACAGCAAACCAGTTATGGAACCTACCGTCATTGATGGTAATTACATAAGTCCCTACAATGTAAATCTTCGGAAAATGGATACTCCTATAGCTATTTTAGAAGAGAGTAAAATGGAGACTACGTTCAACGTCGTAACAGATTATCTTAGATGTCTACGCGGAGTTACTCCAGAGAAATTACGTCCTCTTACCGTCCATGCAGCTATAAACGGTGTATTAGAGGACCCCTTTACCAAAAGGATGTCTCGGTCTAAAAGTGCAGGTTATGCATTTCCCGGGTCAAAAATGGATCACTTATATTATGTAGACGAAATCAATAGTATGCCTAGAGAACATCTTGTTGATAGGATTATAGAAATTATTGAGTGCTATGAAAGAGGTGAATCATCTATGCCCATATACAAAGCGGCATTGAAAGACGAACCTCGTACCCTGGAAAAATGTATGACTGGAAAGACCAGATTGTTCTTTATTAGTCCTATCGACCAAGTTATTGTAGCTCGAATGTTCTTGTTTCCTTTTTACACTATGATGGTAGAGAGAGGCGATTTGTTCTTTACTGCTATAGGAATAAACGCTCATAAGGACTTTGATGCTTTATACATAAAATTAACATCTTTCTCATCCCTATTTATGGAAGGTGATTTCAGAGCTTTTGATTTTAACCTCCCTTATGATATCCGGAGAGTGGCTTATGCCATTATAGTATACATAGTAAAATATTTAGGATATGATGAAAGAGCTGCTAAAGTTGTTGAAGGTATTTTATCTGACAATCTTAATGTCACAATTATGTGCTTGAAAGATTTGTTTATGAAATCTGGACTTCAACCGAGCGGTAAGCTCGGCACTGCAGAAGATAATTCATTTGTTCAATTTGTTATGTTTGTTTACTTCTACATCAGTACTGTCGATGCGGACAAATATGGATCCTTCTTTGAGAATGTATTACTACTAACTTACGGTGATGATTCTCTTGTGTCTGTCAAGAAGAGAGTAGCTCATCTCGTAAATAACAACACGTATAGAGTCTTTTGTAGAGACATGTTTAAAATTGAATATACATCGCCTGATAAAACTGATATTATGGATGACTTTACATCAATAGATAAGACATCCTTTTTAAAGAGATCGTTCGTTCATAGCAGTGTCCTGGGACGCATTATGGCCCCATTGGATCTAGACTCTATGTATAAAAGTTTGGAATGGTATATTCCCTCAAGTTTCGAGACTCCTGAACAGCAATTCTTTGGAACATTGAACTCTTTTCTCATCGAGGCACATATCCATGTTCATGAACGTGTAAAATTTGACGATTTGCGTAATGATATCATTGAATTATATAAAGAAAAGTGTGGGGATCTTCCTCAAGCGTTCTTGAGCTTTGATGATCTTAATGAAAAATTTCTCTGTACCAGCACAGAGAACGAAATGACAGCACAGTCATTAAAAGCAGGTCATGTATCTTGTTATACCCCAAACAATCATGATCTAGGTGGGTTTCAGCCAGACTTTTGCAGAATTTCACACCCTAAACCTGAAAACTCGCACCGGGAGACGACCAATGGGCCCTCATCCTGCCCTTTGGTTT